AAAGAGTGCATCCGGTTTTTATTAACTTTGCATCCGTTGTAAAAATGCAAACGAAATATGACAGAATTAACTCCGGAACCGTCACCGTCACCGGAACCGTCACCGTAACCGGAACCGTCACCGGAACCGTCACCGGAACCGTCACCGGAACGTAACCTAATTTTATAAAACTTTCTATTGCTTCCATTCTGGTTTGCTTTCGATTGATGTAATAGATTTTTCAGTACACGGTAAAATCTGAATAGCGTCTGTGACTATTCCCAATTTAACTACTTGTGTTACTTTAGAAGAATCATTTAATCCATCAACACTTATTTGTTCGACGGATTTGGCACCTGAAAAATACCAGATTTTCCGAAAATCTTTAAGTTCTGCTGTTTGTCCAGAAATGGAATTTAAAGTTCCAAAAAATACGCCTGAACGGTCGCAACGTACAATTACTTTTGTGTTTAACATAATATTTTTTTTGTTTTTAAAGTTAATAAAACGAGCGTTACAGTCGCTCCCCTGAAATGGGTTAATTATACAAATTATCGTTTTGGTGTTCTGCATATTCGGTCGCCACGTCTAAATCAGTAAACGATTTTACCATTTTGGTATCTTCGTCACAAACAAAGTCATAACTGTCAACAAAGTAAGAAGAACCGTCGAAGTAAACACAATGTAACATAACTAAGTGGTTTTTGCCCTGACAAGCGAGCCGCTTTTTTGATGATTAATAATACACAAATGTAATCCTTTTATTAATATCCTGTATCTTTTTATTAAATTATTTTTGATTATTTTTATAAAATGTGCTGTTTTCCTACTAAATGATAGTTTTTAACGACTAAAAATAAAAAAGCCCGATCACAACTTTATGTAATCAGGCAATTCCAAAACCCGAAAGGTATTTACTGTTTTATACTCGCTCTTTAAAAATAGTTATTTCTTTGCATTTTACTATGCCGCTTTCAATATCTTCAAGATATTTTTCAATTTTCTGGTTATTGGAATTTATTAAAATACCTGTCACAAAAAAACACCATAGCATTTTTAATAAATTTATAAATGGATCTGAAAATTTCATCTGCGATTAATGTTTTCTAAAGTTCTTTTAATATCTTCTAAAGCCGTTATGATAGTACCGTCTTTGTTTTCGTTATGATTTTTAATATCTACTAACTTTTCACATACTATGTCAATGGCTGTATGCGTTTTGTCAATAAGTTTGTCAATATAATCCTGTTTGCGCTCATTCTGTTTATAAAAATATATTATGGCTGTGATTAACATAAGTATCACAAACCCATAAAGTAATGGTGAATATGGATTCAGGTTCATGACCTGCTCCGGAGTTAATTCTGTCATATTTCGTTTGCATTTTTACAACGGATGCAAAGTTAATAAAAACCGGATGCACTCTTTACATACATCCGGTACACACACCTAAGACCCTAATCGTTATTCTTTTTTCTTTTCTTCAGCTCTTTTTTCAGCTTCTAATAACTTAGTAGTATGACTACCTTGTAATGCAGCCCAAATGAAAACAACCATCTGCAAAATCGTTTTAGCTGATTCACCTAATAATTCTTTTGCATAGTCCGTTTCCAGACCTACCATAAGCATAGCAAGAATCATAATAATAAGTCCCGCTATTTTCGGGCTTTTGGCTTTAAATGCTTCAAATAGATTTACTAAAATCTTCGTTAAAAAGTCCATGATAAATTATATTTTAAATTGTTAATTAAATATTCGGCACATGGACAAAAACCACGCCCGATTTTTTTCGTTTCCTTGCCATTACTTCTCCACCGTTTGACTGATTTGTAAGCGATGTGTTCCCTTCAATTGTGTTAAAGGTAGTTGCATCCACCCATTGCACAAAAAGCCCTGTATGGTCATATCTGCCGCCACCATTCCAATCAAATAGAACAATATCACCTATTACCGGATCGTCTGTTATCCATCCCTGTTTTTTAAAGTATGCAAACCCTGTCTGACAACCGGCAAAACCTTTTGTAAATCCAATGTTCGGAAGTTTGCAATTTGCATGATGGTAAACCCAACTGACAAATATAGCGCACCACGGAAGACCATCAAGCCCAAACCATTTGCCGTATTTTGTCTTATTAGAGTTTTTCGGGTTCTCAACAGTTCCGATTTCTTTTTTCGCTACGTTAATTATATCTGATCTCATTACTTCAAAAGTTTAATTATGTATTTAATATATGGCCATGCAATTATTAGAAATTGAATAAACGCCTTTGCAAGTCTGTAAATTCTGCCTAATTGATGCCATTTAAGCGGCTGTACGTCTTCTTTGCCCTGAAATAGGTCATTCTCTATTGCTTCAAGTATTGCGGCCGCCTGTGATTGCGCTAAGTTGTCAGGTTCGGTATTTCTTACCGTGTCCTGAAAGTTTGTTAGGTTTAGTGATGCCATTACTTATCCTGTTTTGTGTATTTACTATAATTATTATGGTATCTGTTTTCTTTTTCATCTTCTACTATATTTCTTGTTTTGTGTATATCAATGTTTCCCCACTTTATAAGCTGGCTGCCTATTTCGTAAAGCGTATTACCTACCATTGGATGATGAATGTCTTTATTAAAATAACTCGCACCATAAGTTAATTGACTTCCAATGTTTTTAAGCGTTGCGATTGTTGCTTTTATATACCCTGTATCATAATACCACCATCTTGTTAATATGTACGTCACAATGATTGTAAAAATATAATATACGTGTACCATTATTATAAATGTTGAAGTCTGAAAATAGTATTCGGATTCAGTTTGCTCGGAATAAAAACCTTATAAGTATTCATTCCGTGTGTTGATATTTCGTATTCATACATTACTTTATACCTTAACCATAAAAAATCATAATATACCATTAACACAAACTGTCTTTTTAAGGTAAGATAATTACCAACGTTTGGCACAATGTTGATTCCCGATGGTGTTTCTGTCCATGTATCGGGGCCGTTTTCAGTGAAATTATCTACAAGTAATTTTGTCGTACCATCATCAAATGTAAATTCTATATTATACACTCCATAAATAACAGATGGATTGCCAATACCAACTAATTCGGATTTTGTCCGTTTAAATGTTGTTTTAAAGATGGTATCCTTATTAAAGCCCGTTTGGGTATGAATCCAACCGGTATCCGATGCAAGTTGATTGTTTTCCTGAATATACTTATTTCGGTCGAAAGTTTCACGCCTTACGCCCGCCCTGCTTCCATCAAGCCATTTGATTTCAATAAATGGTAAATCTTCGATGTAGGTCGCATAATCGACCTGGCGTTGTTCCTGTGGCTTTATTTCATCTTCTTTTGAACAATTAAACATTGCAATTAGTAAGCAACAACAAAATAATACTTGAATTAATGAATGTGATAAAGGTTTCATGATGTGTTATTTTAAAAGGTTTGATAAAATTATTTCTTTTTCCAAATTATCTCCCGATATTCTTTACCGGGTTCTGTGAATGACTTATTGCACCGCATACAATATGAAGTAGTACTATTACATGCGGGGTGTACTATTTCAGAATAATTTTCATGATCTACAATATAACTCGGACAATAAAGTAAAGTAGTTGATCCGCTGCCACTCATTACATGACCACGTTCTCGACAAATACTGGTGTCAGCCGTTATTACAAGATTTGTTCCATGATGTTCAAGTAAAATATTATTCGATCCTGATATTTGCATACCGCTATTACTAATGCCAATGTTACTTTGTGCAATTCCGCAAAAACTAAATAGAATAAAAATTAATGTTTTCATTCTGTTGATTTTAGCGTTTCTTTGAAATTCTCAACATCGGCATGACAAACGATTTTCTGGTTTATTTTGCGAATGCTTTTCTTTCTTTCATCGGATAATAGATAATTACCAAATTGAGTTAATTGATCTTCTGTGTACATGATTTATGATTTAAGTGTGAAATAATTAAGGTCGGATTGCCCAAAGTTTTTGAAGCAAATTGGTAGTATTTAACCATTGAGTATTGATTTCTCTAAACCTTACAAAATAGGCTTCTAATTGACTTTTGTAGTTGATTGAATCTATTTGATAAAGCGCTATAAGCGAATCAACATAATCAGGAAAATAACTTTCTGCAATGGTGTCAAGTTCAAAAAACCATTTTTCAGCAACGTTTTTGTATCTGGTGTCGATCTTGTTTGTTGATCCTAAATCGGTCACTGTAATGGCTGACCAACTTTTTACATCGTTTACAACTGTTGTGTCTTCTCTTTGTGCTGTCAAAGAAAAAGAGAATAATAGTAAAATAAATATCTGTTTCATGTTTTTTATTTATAAGTGAAAATCTTAATATAACAATCTTTTAAAACTTCATCCCGATCATCAGGGTGTCTATAAGTATAAATTCCTAATGTACTTGAATCTAACCAATCATATTGAACAACATAATTAAGTTGATCGCTTGGTACTTGATTTGATAAAATTACAAAGGTTTTATTTTCCGTAAACTTACTTGATGATGTAATCGTATAACGTCCTGTTGTGTTATATGCCAGTGTAAATTCTTCGCCGTATGTATTTTTTAAGACCGTTTCAACAGGTGCATCCGTTCCCGTTTGGGTTAGTGACGCTTCCCAAATATAAGGCACATTTGTTGTTGTGGAATCCTGAAAAACATCTTCCCATGTTGTGCCATCATCTGAAACATAAGCCCTTATAATGTAGGTCGTATCTGTGACACTTAACCGGTTTGTCGTTTCATGTCTTTCAATATTGAATCTTTGCGAAAAGCCCGAAAGACTAATTAAAATGAATGCGAAAATTAATATATGTTTCATCTGTTTTATTTTACTCTTTTAACTGATAAATTAGCGTTATAAATGTTTATTGTTGCCCCGGAAGTTCCGCCTGTGTTTTGGTATTTTAATTCTATGTAATCGGATGCGGTAAGGTCAACTATTATGTTTCTTGAAATTGCCGTTAAGTTTGCAACGGTATTATCTGCATTTCTTGACCTTACCTGGCCGTGATAACCTAAACTTGAACCATTTTTGTAAAGTTCTGTATATTGCGATTGAGTATATTGACCGCCCCCATCAATAGGATATTGAAAAGTCATAGAGTAAGATATTTCATAAGTCCCGGTACTTGGTACGGTAATTCTTTCTGTTGATGCGTCGGCATCTACTATATTTTCATACACCTGCGAAAACGTTATAGTTCTGAAAGTAGCATCAAAAGTCAATCCTGTTAAATTTCCGGTATTATAAAGTTCTCCGTATTCTACTTCGTTGTTTATTGTGTAAGTTGGTGCCGTTGCTCCGCCTGTAAGATTTGATGTTCCGTTTGTGCCTGCTACAATATTAAACAAACTGCCTGACTGTATTTCAAATAATTGTGAATCTGAATCGTCATCGCTTAACGAATATGCCGGATATGACCATGTCCATGCCGTTCCCGATCCTGTTGACTGAATATATTGACCACTTGCACCACTTGTTGCCGTACTTGAATAAGTACGATCTCTAAACCTTACATTTGCATTTACGTCCAATGATTGTGAAGGTGTTGTGGTGTTTATTCCTAACCTGTCATTTGTGTTATCCCAATACATGTTAGCATCTGAACTTATTGAAGTTCCGGAATCCCAAAACGCTACTCTTGTAGCTGTACCTGTTCCGGTTACTAAACCCAAATTTGATGAACTTCGCCACGCTACCGTATTACTTGCACTTTTGGCAAAGATATTATTTGCTGCACCTCCTGAACTTGCATCATCTACAATTGTACTTCCGTTGTCTAAATAAATAGACTTTGCATCCAAATGAAGTGCAAACAAAGGATCAGCTACATTAAAACCTAAACCATCTGAATCATATTTTATATTCGTATCGTCTATGTTAGTTGAAGATGTCCAATAAGTCATATAATTAGCGGCTCCTGTTCCTGTTACCGTCCCCGCTGTTGGTGTTATCCAATCCGTTGCTGCTCCGGTTGTACTCAAAACCTGACCAGAACTACCTAAATCATTATTTGAATCATAAAACCCACCTGTTAACCTTTGCGATCCTGTTACATGCAATGTTGCCGAAAGTGACGCAAAAGCCGTATTTATCCCGAATCTATTTGTACTCTGATTTGCTTTTACAAGTTCCCCAATAAAGATACCGTTTGACCCTGTTTCTAAATAACCCGCCAATGCTCCCAAAAAGATATTATTTGACCCTAATGCAGATTTACCCGCCCAACGTCCTACTGCTACATTACCAGCTCCTGAAACTAAAGAATTAAGAGATTGCTCACCTATCTCAACGTTATCATAACATGACGTACATTGAAACATCGCATAATTCCCGATCGCTCCGTTGTTAATGCCTGTTGTAAGTGAGTAAAGAGTTTGAAAAGCAATACCAAAGTTGTTAGTTCCCCCTGATCCTGTTGATCCTGCAGAACGTAAAACGTCTTTACCAATGGCTGTGTTGTTTGTGCCGTTTACGTGTCCTGCACCCGTTCCTATGCTTATCCCATTGGAAGGAAACGCACTCCCTAAACCTAATCGTAACCCTACTGAATTTTCATCATAAGGTAAATTAAAAGTATGTGTACTTCCTGAACTACTTATAGTGAATCCTGTACTTGCTGTTGATGTGGCAAAAGTTTGAGTAGCGTTTGTAAGTCCATTTAATGACCCTAATTTACTGTTGAATGTAGTCCAATTTGCAGCCGTTAATAACCCCCTGTTTGATGCACTTGCGCTTGGAAGGTTTAAAGTGATTGTTCCGGATGTCGTAATAGGTGACCCTGAAATATTTACATCCGTTCCGCTTGTTCCTGTTGTTAATCCTACACTTGTGACCGTGCCTGTTGGTATTGTTTGCCTACCTATTGCCCCCGCTGCTGTTATGGTCATCATGTCCGTTACTGATCCGGTAAGCCACGGAAAATAAAACGAATTAATTGCCGTACTTGTTGCATTTCTTAATATCTCAAAAGCATTTGCACCGTTTGAGTTATTATCTAATTTCGTACCTAAAACAAAACCGTTATTTAATAGACCTGTTCCTGTACCCATAAACCATTGCTTCTCATTTGTTCCCTCTCCTGTGTCAGTAAACCATAATGCTGTATTTGTACTTGCTGATAAATGTAGTTTGCCCGCCGGTGACGTTGTGCCTATCCCTATGCTCGTGCCATCGTTCCAAAGCGAAGACGTTGCTACTAATGTGTTTGTTCCTGAAAAACGTGTCGTTTGGCTTGTTGTGCCTGTGATTAAATCCTGTTTTAAAGTCAGATCATAAGGTGTTGCAACTTCCAAACTATCTGCGCTTACAGTCCATGTGTTTACAGGACTTTCCGCTACATTAATACCCCAACCATCATCTACAATTGTGCTGTCAATGCCACTTATAATAGTTTGCAAACTGTCATGAATCAAATCCATTACATAAACCGAATCAATGTCAATCTTAACCCTATCTAAAAATAAATCTGTCATAATTATACCACGTCCGCCCCTTATCTCCATGTCTTCGGCTAATGTGTTTGAGTTTAAAATTATATAATTGCCGGTTGTACTTATAGACAAATCTCCTTCGTTACCCACCTGAGTATCATCACTCATTACGTTCCAATATGAACCATTCCAAACCCTTAAATCACCCCCAACAGTTGACCAAATATCATGTACCTGTGGATTAGGCACGTCCGAATAAGACGGATATTCAATGTCTGTATAAACTCTTGTTTTATAGGCAAAACCATCACCATCTCTTAAAACTATCAGACTATCCCCCTGCAAATAAATAGAATCCACTCCGTCGGTATCTTTGAATTTTATACTATTACCCCCTGCAATAGTTATCGTAAAAACCCTATCCAATGAATCTATACTTAAATTTTGATTGTCGGTATTATCTAAATACGGAACTAAACTTACAGTTCCGTCACCATCTCTTAAATAAATAGTGTTGCCTGTACGGTAAATTGAATCTGGATTTGTAATAAAACCATCAAAGTAAGTTGTATCAACGTGCTGATATAACCAAATTGAATCCGCTAAGTTTTCATCCCATACTTTATATGTTGCTCTTAAAAATCCATTTTCGTATGTACTGCCTTGTATTGATGTCGGGTCAATTCCCTGACTTTTCGCACCTGCAAAAATGAATAAAAACCAAATTATTAAGATATATTTAAAATGTGTCATAAATGTGTTTAATTAATCGCAATGGCCATAAAATAAGCAATACTACAAAAGCTAAAACAAAATTCCAAAATCCTTTATTACTCGGATATTGATACAAAAAGTCTACCGAATAAATCAAACTACAAAACAAAGATATATAAAAATATGTCATATCAAACGAATTATTATAGTTGCATTTGTTTGTGAAAAGGCTAATAAAAGTTTTCCATCTGCCTTTACTCCGTATGTGTTTGCTAATGATGGAACTCCTGAAACATAAGTGTAAACAGATCCATTTACCGTTACTTCTATTTCGCTAACATAGTCCACTACATTTAAAAGACTTATTCCATAAGTAGTAAACTCCGTACCTGTTGAACGTGCCAATACTACCGTTGTGCTATTTGCTGTTGGTGGTAAGTAAATATACGTTTCTTTTGAACATGTGCCTTCGGTTACCGTAAGCCAATAAACCCCCTTACCTGTTGCCGTTGCTGTTGATCCTGTTCCTATGGTGACCCTTCCTCCTGTTTCATCTTCTTCATACTCCCATAAATAAGTCGGAGTACTTGCATCGGTGTCGGCCGTTAAGGTATTGCCGGTACGGTCTATGTCTACCGTAAAATCACAATTACTTTCTTCGTTAAAAGTAATAAAAACCCCACCCGATTTAACACAATCACAAGCCGTAACTCTTACAAAATAAGTTCCTGTTTCAGATACTTCAAAAGGTAAACTTGTAGCAACTTCCGTACCGTTTAGAATTACGCTTATTTCTTCTACACATCCATCCGGAACATTAGATATATCAGCATTTACAAAATTGCCCGAAGCGTAAACCCTTACAGTTAATAGAGCGCAAACATTGTCTTTAAAATAACTTGCTGTTGCTTTACACCCATCTATGATAACATCAACTCTATAATTGCCGGGCGTAAGAATATCCAAATAGGTAGCTCCCGATATAAAAACGCCATCTTTGTACCATCTGTAAACCTTTGTGCCTTCCGGTTCATCTGTGAAAGTAACTGTTAATTGGTCATCGGTGTTTACTATCTCTATCGCATAGTCATTACACCCATCGCCTGAACCTTCACCATCCGGGCTATTTATAGTGTCTAAGTCTATGTCTTCACAACACGCATCCCCTTCCTGAAGATTAATATATTCAAAGCTGACCTTAAATTCAGCCATTACGGTATCAACTACTGAACTTTCCCAATCGAAGTTTTTTATTTCGGTTCCGTTAAAATAGTTTGTATCGTTATTTTTCAATCCATCCAGAAAAGCCCCGAATCCTTTCGGTTGTAAAAACCAAAAGTTCTGCCTTGTAATCTGTCTTTGTACTTTTCTTTGTTCGCCTTCAGCCGTAATTATAGTGACATAAGTAGTGTTACTTGTTGGCGTGTCCTGTTGCGCTGCCGGCATGTGAACATACAATACTCCAGGTTCTGTTTCCCACGGCCAAAAGTTATTAGAACAACTATTTCCTGTTGATAAGAAGTCGTAACAATCCGTAAATTGAATCCAGTCAGAATAGTAGGTGTCACCATCAATGACCATCTTAATATAACGCCTGTCTCCTTCAGTTCCGCCCCCTGACGTTACTCTTGTGCCTGTTAGGTCAATTTCTTTAAGTGTCCATGTTTGCGGACTTAATGTCATTGCGGTTTCAGCACCGGCACTGTCTACTAAAACAGCACTTGATACCGTACCATAAACAATATAGTTTACAAAGTTAAGTTTGTATAATGCTGTTGACCTGACCTTATCGGCTGTCTTATGCCACGTGAACGGATTATATGGTCCAAAGTTTTTATACATTATTTCTTAACTTTAAAGTTAATTGTTTCTCCTTCAAGTTCTATCTCATCTATTATCCATGTTCCTTTTCCTGTTTTATCCAACTTGATCGAATTGCCAGGATTAATCTTATTGAATAATTTTACCTTACCGAATATCTTAACATCGGCACTTAATCCTACTGAATAACCTAAAAATGTAGTTGCATTACCATCATGAAGACCCTGTTTTAAAGGTCTGTTTTTGAAGTGGCAATTTGTTACGATGTTCTTAATTGAAAGTCCGTTATTTAGTCCTATGATTGAAGTTCCGTCTGTTGAAAGTATGAAAAACAGTTTTTTATAATTGTCGTTATCGTACAAATCATTATTCAATGCTCCAAAAACATCAGTAAGAAATAGTTCTGATTTTACCGTAATTTCGTTTACATCTGAATTTAACTGATAATTCTGATAGTCTATTTGGGTTTTATAAAATCCTTCCGTCACTGTTGGTTGTGCCATTAACCACGTTTCAATATTAACCTGGTCTTTGTTGACTTCCACATCATCACTGAACTCATAGCTTATTTCCTGTGTTCCTGTGTCAATGCCTTTGTTCTGATAGTAGGTGAAGTGTTCCCACCTGATAACATCTGCAATATCATCATAAATTAATAGCATTCCAAAAAGTTTGTTAAACTCTAAGACCAAATTTTTAGCTTTAACGATTCCGGACCTTCCAAAACTATCCTGAATTTCGTTCTCCCGAATAATGTCGTATGATTGTGCAATTCTCAAATCCTGTAAGAAGTTTAATGAATATTCATATTCTGTGTTTTCTGGTGCCGTTCCATCTGGATTAATGTTTAGAAAATTGCTTACTAATAGTTTGTCGGTACACTCAAATATATCTTCAAAGATTTCAGAAAACGGATAAGTATTACTTATCGGAGTGTCAACATAGGTGTTATATTTGCCTGATTCCCACAAAATCTCATCATAATAAGTGTTTACGTTAAATTCATCACTTGCAGAGTATGTGTTAAATTGTGGCACACCCCAAAATATCTCAGGAAAAATAGATAGGAAAAACCCACCGGACGGGAGCGTTATCCAGTCTGGCGATAATTGTGTAGCTGAAAATGCACCAACATAAGTTACAAATATTGTGCAATTATGACCGATGTATGTTTCTATTCCTGCATTCGATGTGTCAAATGTTGGTGTAGCTGTGAGAATAATGTATTCCGGAAAGAATCCCAAAGCTGAACGGTCAGGAATACCCCCGACAATTCCTAAAACTTGATTTAGTGTTATAACTACCGAATTATCACCAAAATAACTAACAGCTGCGAAAGAGTATGTTTCCCTTTCTAAATCCCCTTGAACTGTTTCTATTGCGGCTGCCGTGTAATCAAAAATATTAATCGTAATGTCTTTGATGCACTCAATGACTGACTTAAATTTTAGTTTCTTTTCAGCATAACACGCCTTAAAATTAAATGATCCTTCATTGTGGAGTATGTACCCATCATAAATAATCTCATCTTCGCCACATTGAACGGTAAATTCTGCCGGTTCTTCTGTGTTTCCTGCCATTGTTTCTTTTAGTAAGTCTAAATAACCTGAATCTTTGTCAAATTTCGCATCACTATCAATGGAAACAACTACCCCAAAGTCATCTATTTTTTTAGATAACTTATAGTCCTGAACGGTTGTTATATGCCCTAATGATGTTAATTCTACTTTCATGCTGCCTTATTAAACGCATTAGGAAACAATACCCTTACTTCCGGTCGCTTTTGCGCTGCCATTTCTGAACTTATCCATCTGAAAGAGTGTCGGCAATTATACCCCCCAGCATCGACAAATGGATTATATCCTATTTCGTTTTTGCCTTCCCAGTCCAGATCCACCCATTTAGCTATTTCTGATTCGTGAAATACTTTACCGTTTCTTTCTTCACAAAAATCCCTTGTATTTTCCATTTCACCACCTTCATAAAGACAAAAAACAAGTTTTAACTCTTTTCTTACTTCATTACTCCCTATCCTTCCATACTGATAATATAGGTCATGTGTCCACATTGACCAACGTTTTTGAACTGCATTTTTGTCTACTATAATCTTGCTTAGTTCGGCTCTTAACTCCTTTAGGCTTATGCCTTCATATTTTTGCATCAAAGCAATTGCCTTTTTTTTGACTTCATCATATACCGGTGATAAGTCTGTAAGTTGATCGAGTGACCTGACTGCATGTTTAATGATTCGTTTTTCAACCGGATCACTTGTTTCTATTGCCCGAACATCTATCTTGCTAAGGTCATAAAATACGTCTTTAAGGACTAATTTAATCCCGTTTAGAATGTACTTTTTTAGTTTGGTTATTTCCGGTGTAGTGTTTTTGTTGGATAGTTTGTCAATCTTGTTTATTATGTTGATGTTTGATTGATTGAAAACTATCACATCATCCTTTACATAGATTTCTTTTACCACATAATCCAATATTGTAGCATAGAGAATATCCTGAATTCTCTTTGTTCTCGTTTTTGTGAGTGCTATTAATTCTTTTATGTTCATCCAAATTCATTAAAGGACATTTCAGGAACCACTTCAACTTTATTTAATTCGATCAGTTTGTCTATTTCTGCATTGATTAACTCTTTTTGTTTTTCTCTTTCAAGTTCGTAAAAGTTCTCATTTGCAAAAAGGACGTTATTCTTTATTTCATTCCAATACACATATAGAATCTTAAATCTATTATCATCCGGTAACATCGCAACTATCCCTAATTTTTCAGATGGAGTTTTATCTCTGAACGGCTTGAAAGTTTCCCAAAGTTCAACTCTTGCCAGATATTCAGGAGTATCTAAGTGTTGTTTTTTTAATATTGAACGGTCAATAGTATCAACAACTTCAGACCCGACACCCGCCTTTATCGCTCTTTCTCTTTCGGCAAACAATGAATCTAATGTTTCTATGCTTAAATCCATAGAATAACCATGAAAGATACTTGCATTCTCTATACCTTCGATTGATGCGATACATTCTACCATCCATATAAAAGTTTCGGTTACTTTGTTTCCCATTTTTTGTAAAGCAGAAACTACGCCTTTGTTTTCTTGATTTACTTGTGTAGCTGTTTTTACAAGTTCTTCCCGGGTAACTTGATTTGAATTAAATACCGTTCTTTGGATCTTATCTTCGATTTCCATTAAATCAACCTTTCTGTTCTGAAGGATTGAATCCGGTATAAAAACAGTATGAATTAAATCAGCTAATTTTGTTTGTTCCTGACCTGGCTCCGGTTCTCTCAAATAAATAACGTCCTGACTTGATGTATGAATCTTTAAACCTGAACCGTTGCATACTTTACATGACCCTTTATAGGTTTCTCCTAACATTAAATTACCTTCATTACAATATTCATGTCCGTCATCTGTTGCACTTTGGTAATTGCATTTTTTAGCGTAATTGAACTGTTTGATTATTCCGTGAGTAGCTTTAATTACGTCATACTCTGAACCATCCCAAAGAAGCTGTTTGAGCATGTTGAATGCAGGGTCTAAAATAGACTTGAAAGACTGAAATTTTGTTTCGCTGTTTTTGATATAACCTATGTGGTAAGCAAAACACATTGATGTCGGCTTATAGGTGTTATCTATTAGTGATGGTTCTTTTCCTGCGATTCCTTTATAATCTGCAATGAAGTCTTTTGTATAAATTCGGAATAAGTCACCCCCCATCTTAATGATAAGGTATTCTACTCTATCGTTTTTGATCTTAAAGTCAAATATGTTTTCTGATTCAACAGCATCAAAACAAATAGATTCTAATTCATCTTTATAACAAATCAGAAAAGTATTAGGATCAACAATATTATAATACTTAACATAATCGAATGCCTGTTGACTGACATTTATTTCATAGATGTGTTTATCTAATATCTCGGTCTTAGTTTCTGATTCGTGTGAGACGTTTACAATCGCTTTATCTAATGTATGAAGCAAATCAAGTGTATTTTCGATCTGCATACAAACGTGTTTGGGTCTTCTTATCGTAATCCTGTTACGTTGCTTTTTTTGGTTATCAGTTTCTAAAAATCTGTAATTAGTAAGTTCTTCAAAATCATCTTTGCCGGTGTAGTACATTTTGCATGTCTTAGCATGTGTCTTGATACTATCAGACCACTTGAAGGGTCTGCCTTCTTTGATTTTCTTTAAAAGTACTTCTAACATAGCTCAAATTTAGAGTTAAACCGCTTTTTGAGTGTAAAAGTAAATTTATTTAGCTTCTACTCCTATGCTGTTGACTTCAATAAATACGTCTATTTTGTCTTTCTGATAGAGTTTCAAAAGTCTTATGAACTCATCTATGCTATCGTTTTTTGATTGGCAATATTTCAAAAGCCATTCAACTTGAATTTCTCTTACTTTTCTTGTTTCGATTAGTCCGGTTACGTCTGTCATTTTTTTGGTGTAAATATAGCGAGTTAAAATTGTTGTTCTTTACCGTGTGAACTGTCAAATATTGATTCAGTGGTTAATCTTCTAAACCCGTATCTCATGCCATCCATAAGGTGATTAAACTTATCAATAGGAATTGATGCCTTTTTATCATTCCAAATATAGTTATCAAATTCAGTTTTAAAATTAGTGCTTTCAGGATCAAGTATTATCTCATAAAGTTTGATTGCCCGAACGTCATCAACTATTAATCCTTTTACAGCATTTTGAATATTAAACCCTAATTTCTGAACGCTCGTTTTTGTACGTGGCTCCGATGTATCACATACAATAAGTTCGTTTTTTCTAATTCCTACGCCTGCCAAAGCTGATGCAACGTCATTAACCATTGTGGCGTAAATCTTATCTTTGACGTATATCTTTTTATTTCGGGTATCAACTGCAATTTTACCTACTGCCAAAGGATCGGGACTATAACCCCAATCTAAGTGATAACAATAAACCGGCAATGATTCATTAAACTTACCTATGGTATAATCAAATATTACTCCTTCGGCACGCTCTAACCATCCACCAATATAATTAAAATAGTAATGTGATTTGTATTTTGCGCCCTTTTCCTTTTTTTCGGCTTCTTCGGCTTTTAACTTGTAATCGTTTGCTTTGTATATCCAATTTGCATTCAGATAATTAAGTTCTACGGCAATATGATAAGTGGTATGTATATGTTCGACATTTGGATTAGTTGAAACTGTCACATCATATCCGTAATAATCCTTTGTGGTTAGTGTGTCTTTTATCCATCGCTTATAAATGAAATGTTCTCTTGTTGATGGGTTTTGAATCCAGATAACTCTATTTTGAATCCCATTTACCCTTATTGAATCATCAATGGTATCAAATGCCTTTTCATCATGGAAGTCTTCACCTTCATCAATTACCCATGTTGTTATTCCTGCAATACTTTTTAAATGTGCTGTTTGGTTTCCGGAACTTGTTTTTATTCCTGAAAAATAAATAAAAGACTTTGTTTCGTTATTGGTGATTAAGGTTTGAGTTATTGTAAAATGATGCTCAATACCTAATCTTTCAAGTGTTTTTTTAAACTCCGGAATTATAGACTTTTCAGCAGATGTCATAGTATAACGAGTAAACAAAATTCCATGACCCTTTTCAAATGTCAATCTCGCAATGAAGTCATGAACCGTTGTACTTTTTAATGATCCCCTGCCCCCCGTGACCAATATGTAACGACGCTTAGTTGTGTATAGTGGTAAAAAGTGTTCATTTATTTTGGTCATTTATCACTTTGACTTTACCCACTCAATAACGGGAATGTTTATTTCTTTGCCGTTTGTGGTGTGGTCTGTCTTATCTGTTAATCCTAAATCCCTTGCAATGATGTTAGGGTTAAATATCCCAACTGAAGCACCATCAAACTTTTGTGAGTAAATAATATTACCTATGTGCGCTATGATTTCCGAAAACTCAATCTTTGTTTTATAATGTTCAATGTCCTTTACACCTAAATAAACATAAAGCCCCTGCCATGTATACGGTCTTTGTAGGTCATATTGCACCGTTTCAACATCTTTGCCTTTGAAGTCTGTTTTTAATATAGGATTGTCATCCGCCCATTTAAAATACCCTGTTACTTCTTTCCATAGTTCTATTGGTGTTTTATATGTTGGGGGTCTGCCTACTTTTTCAGGGTCTGCAAGCTGCCATATTTTATTTCCTTTCTCAAACATGTTTCTTTTATTAAATATTAATACCCCTTTTTCTTAATTCTTGTCTCATATATGGTATTTTAGGATTGTCTGGGTATTTTTTAAAGTAAGATGCAAGTTCCTTTTTTAAATACCATAGTCTTTTTCTCTTTGGATCACTATGTATGAGTTTTGAAACCTTTCTCCCGTTTTCCTGTCTTATTTTTAATGGGCATTCTGGCTCGTTCCCTCCGCTTGCAACGTTTAATAATTGATATTTTGTTCTGAAATATTTAATTGCGTCTTTTTCTTCTTGCTCCCAATCTTCGTATTCAACTTCTTTGTATACTTCAAATATAGGATTTATGCCGTTTTCTAAACAATTCTTGATCCATACGTTAATCTTTGACCTTCCGTTTCTGCTCCAAATGTGGGTACTAATTCTTTTCTTTAGATTATTAGCCTTTCCTACATAAACTATTTCGTTTGTTTCTGGACATTTTATTGTATAAATTATTGTTTTCATTTCCCTTTTTGTTAAGCAAATATACAAAATAATTTATATTAATTCAATTATTTGCCATATCAATTACATTGAAGTACTGACCTTACTGTATAAGTTACTCCATTACAGAGTGTTTTTGTTTGTGATTTGTTTAGTTCTGATTTGCGCTTTGAAATATCGTTTCCGCATACCGTTCCGATGGATTCACTTAGTATAACGTCAAATTTAGGGTATGAGTTTGCTAATTGGTCACATTTTCTGTCTGCTTCTTTGTAATTGGATTCTGTTATTAGTGTGCATTTTTTACAATCATCTTCTTTTGAACATGAAAGTAGTATGAAAAATGTTAGGATTGTTATTGTTTTCATTTTGATTAATTTATAAGAACTCCGTTATACTCGCTTTTACCTTTGCATCAACTAAATTTATTATCATTTGGTTTCTGTATTTGGCGTTTAAATATTCGTTGTTTTTACTTACCCACTTTATGTATTTTTTGATTCCCGGTATGTCTTCTTTTTGGTATGCGCTCTTTAATCTTCGGTAATGGTTAATTTTATAAAGTGTTTCGCCTTTTACTATTACTTTTTCGGTTTGGTCTGAACTGATTAAATTACCGTTTTCATACATTTGGAATTGACTGTTTTTTATTTCTTTGCTCCGAATGTCTTTTATTTCTTTGACAAAATGTCTGTTTCCTTCATCGTATGAATCGGGTAACTTTTTAGCCAATGTCCTTAGTTCTTTTAGGATTTCTTTTTTCATTGTGGTATTCCTTTTACCATTGAATAATATTGCACTTTTAAGGTTTCTATTGATGTGTCATCATCGGGATAAATTGTACTCAAAAAGTCCCTTGCATTGTCCGTTAAACACACTTTGCCTTCTTGAACTTTCGCTTGATGAAATGAGTAAAACATCGTATCTCTGGCAAAGGTTTCAACTCCCTTTTTTACGATGTAAGGAAATGAATCTAAATGTATTTCATTGTCATCTTTCACTTATCATGGTTTTACAAGTTTCAAATAATGGTAAGAACTCAAATATCGGCATCCTGTTTATGTATTCTATTGAATAACCTGTCTTTTTTACTACAAATATATTCATTTTTTCGTATGTGTCACGTATTTCGTTTTCGTTTGGCACTCTTAACTCTGTTGCTCCGTCTCCTTTTTTATAAGGCTGTAAACGTTTCTGAACTCTGGTATTAACTCGCTTACCAACAAAAAAAAATCACTTATCGGTATATTGCCCCAATCATCATATTTGGCTTTTATCATTTCATCTGTAAAAAGGCTTATGTCTTCACCTTCAGTATTGCAGAATAAAGCGCAAAATCTTATTATCTTCGGTTCGCTTGTTTGAGTGTAATTACCTATTCCCGCTATTAGGTTTTGGGTTTTTATTTTGAGTTTTTCTATGTCGTTAAACGTGATCTTGTTCAGATTTAACTCACCCATGCTTTTACTTATTTCTACTAATGAATCATAGAAAGTCTTGAAGTCAGAACCAAAAGCCAACATTAAAGAAAGGATTTCATACTCCCTGAATCTTTTTGTGCTGATTGTGTCGGCTTCAATCTTATAGACCTTTCCTGATATTCCGGTAAATTGTTTTAATTCGTAATTTATGCGATTCATTAAGGGTTTTTGCGTTTGTTAAATATCCACTTACTTTCTTTAAGTAGTTTTTCTAATCCTGGGTTTTGTGTTGATGTGTCGAATACTGCCACATGTCTTTTGCCTATTTCAACAAAATCTATATGTCTTTTACCTATTACTGCTATTTTCAGGTTTTCTTTTTCCGAATTTACCCAATTTTTTATACCGTTTTTACTCATTTTACTTTATTTAAATAATAAATCAATAACATACTTGTAGGCAAAATAAGAAAATCAGATCCGTTTAAAATCATCACTATTGCCGCATAACCACAATGACAAAGGTCACATGTCAGCACCTTGTGTAAAATAGGGTGTGAATCTTCAATCGGTATTAATGCCCTGTTGTATGATGAAAATATTTCATCTGGCTGTCTCATTAGCCAAAACCATTTAGCTATTATTACGGGAATTAGGTATTCAATCATTTGGTTTTGTGTATTTTGTTGTATTTTCGTGATACCTTTCTGTTCCTTGGTCTTCGACTGTTTTGCGTACACTTTCAAAACTAAAATGTCCATACCTTTGTATTTGACATCCTATTTCATAAATCACATTACCTACCATTGGCGGGTGAATATCTTTATTAAACCATGATGCAAAATAGGACAAATTTTCTCCTGTTCGAGTGTTTGCTTTTTTAAATCCAACTTCGTGACCTTTGTCATAATAATACCACTTAGTTGCAATAAACACAACACAAACAACAAATAAAAAATATATAAATATCATCATTTTAAACTATTAACAATTGTAAAATTATCTGCTAACATGTAACCGGATTTTCAACATTAGTATAATCACAATCAGCTACAACGGTAATAACAATATCAAAAACGGTATATTCAAGATTTGCGTTAAGTCCTGATACGTTCCTGTAATTTACAGTATTTTGTTTGTAATAGTCTCCTATGTTTGCCCTTATGTAAGAGAATAATTCCGCTGACGTTCCAAAATATTTATCTTCTTCAACTTTTTTTACTGTTGTGAAAAGATGAATTGTAAATGGAATATCTACCCATGTCAACATAGAATTTATCTGTCTCGTTTTCCAATCACCAACGGATAAATAGCCAACTGTCTTATATCTCTCATCAAACGTGTACGTATTCCCTTTACAGTCTTTTTCTTTTGATACTCCGTATGGAATAGGTTTGTCTGTGGTATGAGCGCTATAACCGCCCCAACGATCAATAACTCCGCTCCCATTGATTATATTGTTTAAGTTTGTAATGTATGGTTTAAGCATTGGTTTGGATTATTCTATTTAAACGTTCCTGATTTGCGTCTGTGATAAGTTCTATTTCTTCTTTCGATGGCTCCATTAAATTGGTTTTCATTCGATTAGAATTGTAGTTTAGAATCTTTTGAAGTTCCGGATTTGATGATTTAATTTCGACAATAGTTCTTTCTGTGTTGTTTTCTACTACTACGGGTCTGATTGACTGCAACATTGCACCTGTAAAAGAGTGTGTTCTTTTGTCAACCGGAAGACCTGCCAATATTCTGGTTGCTTTGTATGAAGTGTCTTTTTTTCGCTTCTTTATTGCGCTCGGTTTGTTGGAATTATAAATATTTGCAGTCGAAATAAATTCTCCTAATTGAGTTTCTGAATACAACGGAAATTTAACTCCTTCGCTGTTTTCACCTTTGTTTAAAAGCCTGTCATTGACGTTTGCGATCATGTCGGACGCAAATATCAAAGCGGACTCTTGCCTGCCTTCATTTAGCTGTTTTACGATGTTTGCCAGATTGAATTTTAGTCCTGTAATTGACATATTATTACAAAATTACATACAAATTTACTACTTTTATGATATGTTTTGTATAAATATCGAAATTTTACCATTTTTTGAACTTGAAACGTTTTATTATGTTTCTAAAAATAAGGAATATACAATAGTAAAATGCAGTCTAAACGGTACTATTTTAAATCTTAATCCTGATCAGGAACAAACTTTAATTGATGAAATTAAGTACATAAAGAGTAATGAAGTGAGTGAAAACGATATATCGCATTCAGAAAATTAGCAATGTCAAAAATACCAAATTTGTCAGGAATTAAAGTAAGGATAGAAAACGAAATTGGCGGTTTTATTTACTTTGAATTTTACGATACACACGCTTATGTCACATTAAAAGTAGATAAAAGCGAAGATATACGAAGATATGAAACGAATGACGCAATTCAACTTTATAGGTATTGTAGGCAAAAAGTAATTCAATCTACATATCAAAATAAATAATACTACCGTTTTCGCCTTGTGGAATGTCTTTTAAAATAGCTGCCTGTTTCCCTGCTTTGGTCTTAAACGGAACCCATTGTTTTAAAGGTAATTGATTGACATTATTAACAATTGTATTGTTTACGGAGCCTGTTTGTACATCATTTCTAAACCCTTTGTTTATGTCCAGAACTTCGGCAATATCGAAATTGTATTTACCGGCTCTTAGTCCTTCAAATAGTTTTCTTTGTTTGTTGGTCGTTTCTTCATCAAATAACCATTCACGCCCTGATATTATTACATTGGTGTCGTGTCCTGAAACTGCGTCAACTACCCTGTAACCTTGCCCCCTTCCATGTATGTCAGATGCTCCGCCAGGCGCAACTTCACCAATATAATCATCAATACGCCTTGCACCGCTTGATAATCTTGTGGCTTTTAATGCTTCGATTTTATTCTTAACAAAGAACGCCCCTAAAGCTGCAACGGCTGCAATTCCCAAAGGTAAACCGATGATAGGAATATTTGAAAATCCTTTTATTATGTTTATTCCTGCTGTGATTAATGATTGACCCTGTTGCACACTATCAGCTAATATTTGACGTCTTTGCGCTTCTTTTTGTATTTTGTCCTTTTCTTCTGTTAGTCGGGTTTCTTCTGCCAAAAGGCTGTCTACTTCAGTTTGTTTTACCGAAGCGGAGTTTGCCAGATTATCTTCTTGTAATTCCAATTCATGATCCAGATCATCTTCTGCTTTTTCTCTCCTTTCTCCTAATCGGTCAAGTTGTTTGTCTATGGCTTCAATTTGAATGTCGTTTGCTTCGTTTAGTAAGTTTCCAAATTCATTAACAAATGACCCTAAACCTTTGAAAAACTCTTTTGCTTTGTCAGAATTTCGATCTCCGAAAATATCATCAAACATTGAATTAAAAAGGTCTTCAAAATTGTTGATTCCTTCTAATATCTGACTGTCATCAATTTCTATGTCTGTTTTTGCAGGAACTATTGTAAGTTCAGGAACTTTGACCTTTAACGGATCTTCTGATTTAATACCTTCGTTTCCTATCTTTTCGATTTCCGATTGTATTTGTGCCTGTAAATCTTGGGTATTTATTCCAAATTTTAACTCTGATAATTTTAGTTCTTTTAATCTGTTTTCAAGTATGGTAAGTTCTTTGTTTGCTAATCTTGTGCTAAGTGGTAATTTTTCGATAGGCTCGAATGTTGACGTAAAGTCACGTGCTGAAATGCCGTTAATCATCTCTTGAAGATTATTAAACTCTTTACTTACATCTTTGCCGGTTATCTTCGCAATTTTAGTAAGTTCTGTTTGAAACTCTTTTAGTTGGTCAATTTGCTTTTCTTTGATTAACTCAAACTTTTCTTTATCATTTAATCCACCGTTTTCATTTATGGAATTAAATAACTCATCCTGAATAGATTTAAATTTCTTTAATGCTTCTTGTGTTTTTTTGTCACGTTCCTGTCTGTCTTTTTCGGCTTTGTCTGCTAATTCTTTTGACCTTGCTGCATTGAAAACCGCAATTTCATGTTTCTTTTCTTCTATCTTTTCAATGTCAGCACGTTGTAACTCTAAAGATTTAAGTTCATTCTCTAATATTTCTTTTCCAAGTTTGGCAGTTTCTTTGCCCCCTGCCTTTAATATTTCTTCTCTTTTCTTTTGGTTTTTTACCATTGCGTCAATTTCTTTAGCCAGAATTTTGTCGGCTCTTTCTTTTTCGCCTTCTGCAAAACCTTCTTCAAACGCTTTGCCGGCATCCTTTCCGATGTTTTTAAACGATTCTAACGCTCCTGAAAAGTCACCACTGAACAATTTACCTAAACTGTCACCTACGCCCCCAAAAAAAGATTCTATTGCCCTACCGGCTCCGGAAACAGCACTACCTATTTTATCAAAATTATTATAGAGATATTCCAGACCTTTTACTAGTAAGTTTAACGGCGGTATGAAAAAGGTTATCTTCTTTCCAAATTCAAATATTGCCCCCGCATTTTCGGAAACTGATTTTTTTACTTTGTCCCAATTACTAATCAAAACACCCAACCCAATAACTAACAATCCTATTCCTGTCGATGCTAAAGCGATTCTAAACAGTTTTAACGCTCCTGTTGACCCACCTACGACCGCTGTATATGCCCCTTGTGCGATTGTAGCGGCTTTTGTGGCTAATCCGCCCCTTTGTGTCAATATTGTGCCGGCTTGCTGTAATCCGTTTGCAATAGCCATTACAGCGTTTAATTTTACAAGTTGTTTTTGTAGGTCTTCGCTTTCATCACCAAATAAAGCGGCTGCACCTTCTGCTATCTGAAAACCTGCACCAATGCCGTTAACTCCTTCGGCAAATAAATCTAATGCTCTGGTATCGGAACTTAATTTTTTTATCTGTGTCCTAACGTCGCCAATTTCATCCGTTAATCTTGCGGCTCTTTGGGTAGCTTGTACAAGTTCATCTCCTGTTAACTGACCGGAATTTATAAGACTTGTAAGTTGTCTTAATTCGGTTTTTGCGCTTATAAACTTGCCTGTTGTTTTTTCAGCATTGGCGGCCAATTGATTAAATTCATCTGATTGAATATTACTTACATTTTGAGCAACTTCTTTTATGTTATCACTCAAAAACTCAATTTGCTGATCAGTTAGTTTTACTTTTGACAATAGGTCCGTAAACTCGTTTTCTATGTCCTGAATATTTGCAGAAACTCCTTTTAGTTTTGCGTCTTCCAACTTCTTAAATAATGCTACTAATTTTTGTCCGGTTCCTTCACTCTTTGCAATGGCCATTGTAATATCTGCAATGTCTTGCTTTTGCTTTTGCATTGCTTTACTTTCGTTAATAGTTGCCTGTGTGACCTGATCAATACTTTTAGCGGCTTTCTGATTAGCCTGAACTAAATCGTTCCCGATTGCTTTTGTCGTTTGATTGACTTCTTTTTGCATGGCATCAAAACCATGTGCAACTTTGTCAACTACCGGATTGATTGCCTGAATTTTGTTTATAAAATCCGAATCATCCAGAATTAATCTTTGAATTATATCGCTCATATCAGTATTTCACCTTTACTTAAATATCCACATTGATAACAGTCAGTCAGGTTGTATGCTTGTGGTAAGAATTTAACCCTTTTTTCAATCTCTCTCAAACAGTAGTCTATTAAAGCGGGTATTTCTTCGCCATTTGTAGTGATATAATTCGTTATTTGACCACTTGACAATAACCACGCTGCTAAGTTCTTTCTGCCGATGTAAAGTACTGCCATCGCATAAGAATGCCCCCAGGGATCATTCTCAAAATCAACATCACATAAAGGCGCAAATGAATCACATTTTGCAACTCCTGTAATGATTACTCCGTGTGAATATTCTGAAGGTAGGTATTCCAAATCTGCTAAATCTGTGACAATACCACCGCCCAAATAAATAAAGTTATTCCATTGCGGAACCTGACCACAACATTTATATTTATAGTCCTTCGGTCTTGTTGCGCTTTGATAAGCGATGTAATATTCCCGATCTAACACTAAATCTGTTTCTTCAAATGCTGTTTGGATTCCTTCATATAAAGTTGTTCCAAATTCATCTATAAGTAAAATATCACCTGTTGTAACCGGAACCGATATTGTTTTTAAAGTAAGAATTGTTCCCCTTACGGTCTTTGGTTTGATGGCCATAAAATAATAACCGGCTGTTGCTGCGAGTAATGTCGAATAGCTTTCTTTTTTTGGTGCTTTGAAATTATAAGTCCGGTAATTAGATACTAAGTTCTTTTCCATTTCCATGTAAAGAAGTCCGTTCAACTCTTTAACTGAATCAGGTATTAAACGACCTAAAAAACTAACCACGTCATTATCTGAACAATCAAATATACTTGCCGAAAGTGGTAACCGCCCCATGTTTGAATCATCCAAATACAATCCACTCAATGAATCTTCGCCCACCCCCAGGTCAATACAATCACACCCGTTTTTACTTAACCCAACTATATTATCTAAGCATTCCATTATTTATAATTTTAACTTAAAATAAAAAGGCGGCAAAGTTTTCACCCGCCGCCTTCACTCAATTATTTATTAACCAAAATCAATCTCTATGGTTTGAAATGCGCATAGGCTTTAATCTGATTGCTCATTGTTCCTGCTCCCACCCATTTAAATCTGTAATACGGTGCTACCGGAAGACCTGCCGTTGATATAATCGGTATCTGATAGATTTTACTGTTAGTAGCCTGATCAGCAGGATAGAACGGTGCTAATGTTGCCAAAGTATCATAATTTGTACCATCTACTGAATACTGAAGCTGAATTTTACCGGCTGTTGTTCCTGATATTTCAGTACATACGATTTGAAACATTGCGCTCTTATAAGAACCTGCAACGGTCAAAGTAAGGTATTCGGTTGCCGAATTTACAACGGTATCGAGTGCCGGTGAAAACCTGAATATTTTTTGTGCAGAAGTGTCAACTGCAAAGGTCATTAAAATGCCTATAATTAAACTGAAAATTTTCATGATATTAAAGTTTTAATTTGATTAATTAATTTGTTATGCTCCTGCAATGTTTTCAATCTTCAAAACTCCCTGCCTATCATCACAATTAGCCAGATTCGTAACCATTGCAGCTCTGATGATATATTCATAATTCCATCCCCAACTTAGAGACTGAACTGCTGAACCTTCGCATACTCTTTTCGCTCTTACGTCAATATAAATAGGGTTCATTTGCCCGTTTGCAAAATATTGAAGTCTTGGTAAGGTGTCTCTCCAAATGTACGTATCGGTTGTCATTAACATTGGCGACATGTCGATATAATCCGGTGCTGACCAGAATATCACTGCATTTTTGTCAATCGCCAATGTGAAATAACCACCCAAAGTTGAATCCATATTATGCAGATCATAATAAACCTGAAAACCTGAACCATTCAACACTGAATCATTATCACAACACGCAATCCCTTTGAACTGTGCTAAAAACGCTTCTGTGTAGAAATTCGTACCATTTAAGATCAACGGGCTTGACATTTTTGTGATGCCGGCTGCCGTTCTTATATCCCCTATCAAGTCGCTTTTCCAATTTGCGTCAACTACCTGAAAAGTATCTGAACTTACCGTTCCTTCAGTACGCCTAAACCACGCTGCCAAAGGATTATCTGCGATACTTGACATTCGTGCAATAAGCAATTGAGATATTTTTACCTCAAGTTTAGCTTTAGCAACCAATGAAGCATAAGCCGTTTTTTCTGCAAAACTGTGTGCATTGTGACAATCACGGTCATAAACGGTAAAGTTTATTTTTGCGATGTTTGACTTTGTTAAGTCTAAAACTTCACTACCCAACTCCGCCCCTACGTCAATTGCACAACTTTGAGTTAATGTAGATTCAACTGCCAAATCACATGCTCTGATAGCTGATGCCTTTGCAGATACGCACTTTTGACCGATACCATCACCCGTACCGAGTACTTGTATGTTTGGGTCCTGATGTGCCAAAATCGCCTGTCCTGCAACAATCGAAGTGTTTAATTCTGAAATTCGGGAAGTAGTTAAGAAATTCTGTTCAGCAACAATAACGTCACCCATTGTAGAATCGCTAAAAGTCCCTGGAGTATATGCCATTACTTAAAATTTAAACTGTTATCAATTTTTTTTCGATAGCGCTTTTATTTTCTCATTGATTTGCTGCCTTCGTACCGGGTCTTTTTCGCTTCTTAACTCTTCGAGCAATTCGGCATTTGTTGTACCCATTGATACCGTTTTTGTCGGATCATATTGTCCGGGTAACGGTGATGGATTTGATTTTTCTCCTTTAATTGGAAAATCATCTTTGTATGCTTTTAAAATCAAGTCTTCAACTGATTCGCTTATCGGTTTGTTCGTTTTCCTGTCGATAACGTAATCAGTGGTTTCTCCTTTCTCAATTTCATAATCATTAAAGAATCCATCGAATGCAAGTTGTTTAAGTCTTTCGCTTTTAACGTCAAATTTGTTACTGAAATGCTTATCAAAGATTGCAAACTGTGAGTTCTTTTTTTCTTTACTCTCAACAACAAGCTTAAAGTTATTAAACTCTGATTCAATCTTTTCTTTGCTTTTTTTCAGTTGCTCAATTTCGAATTTAGTTTTTTCATCTGATTTCGGGTCATGTGGTTGAATCTTGGTTTTAATCCCTTCAAAGAGACTTTCAAGATTTTCACCATCTACACCAAATTCAGATTTTAACCTTTTCTCAATATCTTCTTTAACTTTTCGTTCAGCAAAACCGTAAACGTCTTTTTTGGCAGCATCTTTGATACTTTTATCAAGCGCTATTATTTCAGACTTTAAAATATTTGTCAAAACATCATCTTCTAAAGTCTCAACATTTTCAGCTAAATTATAAGCTTTAGCCAGCTCCAGCGGTTCCTTTTTCAAGATGGAACCTAAATCTCCTAATTTCATAAAACATATTTTTATTCTATAATGTCCGTTTCTTTAACCGGATCATTTTTTTTCTCTTGTTTTTCTTGGTACTCTTTTGGTGCTTGTACTTTTTTTTGTGGTTGCTCCAATATCTGAACTATCCCCTTTGATTTCAACGCTACCGATTCCGGAAGGCTTATCACTTTGCCTGTTTTGATTACTTTTACTGAGATATTCATCTGGAACTTCTATTTTTTCATTTGGAAATTTGGTAAACCGTTTTAGATCGTCGGGGAGTAAATTACTCCACATTGTGTCTGCTATCCAAATTTTTTGTTTTGTTATTAAATTTATATACCACATATTAAGGATTTGCGTCTCTTGGCGGATCAGTCATAGCGTACCATTCAGTCGTTAAAGGATTGATTGCTATTGAGCCTACACCCCTTGCAAGTATGTGAGGCGCTCCTAACAATGTCATTTTAACTCCATTTATCCCACCGTACAGATAATCCTTTGTCTCATACCATATATGACCTTTACCTCCGCATCCGTCAATCTTTTGACAAAAAGCATAATTCAAATTGTCAATGGTCATTATGTCAAATGTCGCTGTATGTTTTTTATTGATTTGCGCTGTTTCGCCTTCAGGCCCGACAATGCTTGTTGATGTTGGTGCCGGCTTGTCTCCGATGACCTTCATGTATCGAAGTCCGTTTGCCGATGTATTGTCTTTAGTGGCTTTCCATGCGATTATGGCAGCATCGTTTAAAGTCGGGTCTGCTGCTAATCCTACATTTGTCCATCCTGTAATCGGATTAAGTGGTTCTCCGGGGTTTGCGGTATCGGCTTCTGAAAACCATATTGCTATAATTTCAGATACTTCGATTGTTGCCGGGCCAAAACATACTTCACTGACTGATAAAAAGGTATTGTCGTCACAGTCAGTTTCACACGTCGGGGTATAAAGATCATTTAAGTTTGCCATGTCAAAAGGTTGTTTCCTTAATTAATATGGCTCAAAATTAAAGTCTTAGTTTTTTATGTATGTAAAAAATAATTTATTGCATAAAAAAAGACCGCCTGAACTTAGTCAAACGGTCTCTTAGAATCATCAAAAACAAAAAAAATGAATAGTTATATCACAACAAAGTACAAATATATGAATTTTATTTTAAATATTTAATTAATCGGTATCGGTTTCTTTTTTGGGTTTGTCAAATTCATCATTAAGTATTGCATTTTGCTTTTGTAAGTTTTCGTTTAATATCTTTAGTCTTTTGTTTTCATTTTCAATTTGCAGAATATATTTAGTGGTTAATTCTGGTATAAATTCTATTGGTGCGTTTGTCTGCTTAGTGCTTAATTCTTTTATCTCTCTTTCTAAATCTGCAATTCTAATATCTCTATAAGTTATATAACTACCAAGTGAATTGTTGCGTTGGGTCAGTTCTTTTATCTCATTGCTCTGGTCATTGACTATTTTTTCATAGTCGGCAATTTGTTCTTTGTACCTGTCAATTTCTAAGATAAGATTCGTTTTTACCTGTTGCTCTATGGTAGATGGTTGTGCTTGTAGTTCTGCAATTTGTTTCTTTAATTCTTCGTTTTCTTTAATCAATCGTGTGTTGCATTCTGTAAGTCTACTTATTTCTATTTGCATCTTCATGGTTTGCGTTCTTAGTTCTTTATCTAATTGCGATTCATTTTCTTTCCATTTAAGAAGCGGTGCGTCCTTCCATCCTTTGCCCGCTGTTGTTGGATCATCGTTTTTAAATACTATTTTTCGTGGATCACATTCTATTGTTCCGTTTTCAAGTTTTGGCAACTTTCGTAACTCTATCTCTTTTGATTTTAAGTCAATCATTTTGTTTATTGTTTCACTAATTACTTTTAGTGCTTCTAATGATTCTTTGTTTATTGGTTTTGGCTTTTCTTTTGGCGCATTCACTACATACCTTTTAAATTGTTCGGTTGTTAGTTCCCGATAGCCTTCACTTTTGATTTCTTGATAATCACCACGTTTAAATGATGTGCTGCCATTTATTTTATTTGAATGAATATATCCGCTATCACATTGATAATTACTTGATTCTTCTTCCAACCTATTCTCATTACACCACTTATTAACCATTTCGTAGTTTTCAGGTGTTCGCAAAATACACCACTTTTCAGGTAGTGTAAATCTTTCTTTTTGGTAGTAGTCTTTGAATTTTATTCGTTTTGGTGCAATCCTGTTAAAATGTTCTAAGGTTGATACCCTAAACAGTCCCATCTCGTAATTTAATAATTCCCATTCTGTGTGTTGGACAAATTGATCACGACTTGCCCATCCTTTACCAATGCTAAACAAATGCTCCTGCAGAGCTTTACTTTGCTTCGGATTGACTTTTATTTTAAATATTTCCGGTAGTTGTTTGATGTTTTTGTACATTTTGGTTTGTTTTTAATATTCTTTAATTCTAATATAATTCCAATAGTGCCCTTCAAAATGAACTCCATCCATTGAAACTTCAATATACTCGTTTGGTTTTAATTTGTACATTTGTTTTGATTCTATTGGTTGTAGTTTACCTGTTATTTCTTCGTGCCGAATGTCTGCAAATTCGTTTATGTAGTCAAGTTTCTTTAATTGCAAAAAGCCTGTGAAAATTATATAGCACAACGTCGTAATGCAAACTATTAATATTAATGATTTCTTTGTCATGATTGTGTTTGTTTAGATTTGAAGAGAAACAAAAAGCATCCTTTGAATACTAAAAACGTACATTCTGCCTTTGATAACCATCCTGCCATGTATTCGCTGGTCTTTTTTAAATAAAATTTATAATTATATTGCATTGTTTCAAAGTCAGCTTTATTTTTATAAAATTCTATTGTTGCATGTTGGTGTCTCGCCCTGAAATAGAAATAATAGTTTAGAAAATACCCTTCGGCTTGTACCGGACAATTCCCGCTCGGTTTATATATCCATTTGAAAAATCTTTTCATTCTTTGTTTTTAATGTGAGTTAATGTAATGGTTTTGATCTGGAGTTAAATCTATCTTATTAAGACTTATTTCTATTTTATGGTCCGAATACTTACCATAGAAATAATTAACGCCAAATGCTGTACTGATTTCAAAGCCTGACCTCTTGTTATAAACCTTTTCAATAATATCAGTTTCAAAGTTGTTTTCAGGTGTTAATGTAATTGCTGTTTGTCCGTTTTCTATTATTACTTTTGCTTTCATTTTTGTTTAGGTAACGTTGTTAATTGCTGTGCAATCCATTCTATTTTGTTTTGAACGTCAAGCGATAAATAAACCCTTAATGATAAATCTTTCTTCATTCCGTACATCATTGTTTTCTTAACCAATTCGTATCTTTCGTTTGTGAATAGGTCTAATTGGCTTTTGTCCTTTAATTCTTTTATGACTTCTTTTTTCATCAGAACGGAAGCGAATCATCTTCATTTAGCGGCGATGGCTGTCCGAATTTAGAGCCGGCATCATAATGGTTTTCAGGTTGTTGATCTGTCATCTTGGTAAACCTTTGAGCAACTTTTACAGTTTGCGCCAAAACATAACTCACATATCCTTTTGTACCGTCTTTTTTATCGTAACTTTCGTTTACCATTTTGCCGGTTATGAAAACTTCCTGACCTTTACTCAGTGGAAGATCCGCTATCCATCCCCAACCTTTGACATTATGCCAGATGGTTGTTTCTTTTTGGTCTTTGTCTTTGTCTGTAGTTGCAACTGAAAAGTTAATTACTTTTTTGCCTGAATCCAGGGTTCTTGTTTCGGGTTCTTTGCCGATGTTGCCTATTAGGTATGAAATGTTCATTGTGTTGGTTTAATTGTTTATTTATCTATTTCTTTAATTAATTTAAGCAATCCTGTTTTTGTTCCGTCGTCGTTTCTCCAATTTAAAAATAATTGTGCTTTCTCAGGTGTTGTAATGTCAATGTCGGCAATTAGTTTATGCCATTCTTTCAGGTTTTTAAATCCTAATTCTTTTACCCATTTTTCTATCATTTTGTTTGGTTTAATTAGTGAAATTATTTAATGTGGTTTACAACTCCGTTTTCTTTTGGTTTGCCCCATTTACGGTTTTTGTTAATAACCATCTTTTCATCAATACATTTGCAAATATCTTCATAGGTTAATCCGTATTGATCTGCGGCTCCAAACAATAAAATAAAACAGTCTGCAAATTCTGACTTCGCACTTTCCTTATTACCTAATATCAATTCATTATTTAGTTCAGTAAGTTCCTCATTCAGGTGCGCTAATTTACTCATGGTCGTTGCTTCTCCAAATGTTGCTCTTTGCCATTTACTAATGTCTTCAAATTGTTCTTTTGTCATTTTATTGTTTTTAAAATTTCTAAAACCTGATTGTCATATTCCTTTTTCATCCAAATCAATTCAAATGTACTGTATTTTTTCGTTTGCTTTGACCTTTGAACTAACTTTTCAACTTCTTCAGCCCCGTATCTTGCAATCATGTACGCTGTGTATTCAGCACTTATAATAGGGTTATCCATGTCGGCATTTTTATGTCCTGCCTGTGGATGGACGTTCATACTTTCAAAACAAGTACTAAGATTTTTGCCCGGAATCCAATGCCCTCCCTGAGCCTTAGTCCAATGTCGATATTCCCCATTGACACATAAACAAATGCCGTTCTGATCCATTTCCTGCAATCTGCGGAGTTTTTGAAATGATGCCTTTGCTTCTCTTAATGCTTTTGACCAACTTCTTGGTGATTGTTTTCTTATTGGTTTGTTTCGCTTTGAAACTTTGTTTAAAATGACCTTACACTTATCGCATATTCCATTTAAAAAATTCCCTTTCTTGGTACATCCGTTAACTCTGCATTTGGGTAGGTCGGGTTTTACTCTTATTGGCTTTAGGTCAGACTTCATTTTAATAGTTCCGGATTTTCGTAAATATTTCCGATTACGGTAAAAGACCTATCAGATATATGATAACTGCTTGTCCCATAATTAAAACCATACCCGCAATCGCTATCAATCCAATTAACCACAAATGGAATATCAAAAGGATTAGCGTGTTGCATAATATCACCTTCATAAATCTCTTTACCGTTTTTGTCTTTAAGTCCTGTAAATTGCATTATATCATCTTCAAAAATCCAAGACTTTCCGCTTTCATCACTCCACTCAGATTGTGAATTACAAACAGAAATGTCGTAAATCATTTTATTTAACTTTTCATGCCATGCCCTAAATTTTATATCTCTCATTTTAATTAAGGTTTAATATAAAATGCCACTCACGCTCTTTATTCTTTTCATTGACGTAAAAACAAGTAACCTGAACTTGGTTTGGTTGTTCTATGTCTGTTACTATGAATACGTCGTCTATTTCCATTGTTTCAAATTTGTCATTCATTCTAATGTTTTTATGATTTTTAAAAGAAGTGAGCATTTACTTTTAAACACCCACTTCATGAACTGTGATTTACAAATTTATTTATTTTCTAATTCTTTAATTCGTTCCTGCAATCTGTGTATCATAACTCGCACAAGTTTTTCATCATATACCATTGTACATTTGTTTGAGTTATTGTACAACCATCTAACTTGCCTTATTTGTGATTTTAATATTGGTTCAAAGTTAAGTTCTGACAACATCTTGTCAATATTCTTTGTACTTAATCTCGTAACTGACTTGACTTTTTTCATTCCAACGCCTTATTTATTTTGTTTTTCATTCCTATCAACAAGTTTTCCAAATTGCTTTCTGGTCTGTTAAAGTCCTTTGGTGTGTCAAAATGGTCTGCAATATAGGTAAGTGATTCGTAAAAGTTTTGGACTAAGTACTTATTGATTTCTGCTTTTAAATCACCAATATAATCATTTGCGGATACTTCAACAATCATATTGTGTTCTGCACTGAATACCTGAGCAAAAAAGCAATTTCGCTTATCGCTTTTGAATATCGAAATTCCGTAATAGGTTTCAACTTTTGAATAGTCTACCTGTTGGCTGTCTTCTTGTCTGGTGTCGTGGTCTGTGTGTGTTCCCATTTTTTGTTTGTTTTTTGATGATGAAATATAATTTATAAAGGTTGTGCCACAATCCAAAATCCACCGTAATATCCGTTGTGCTCATTGTGGTTTGAAATTTGAAACACGCCTTTGTCGGTTTTGATGTCTAAAAACTGTATTTCGTGGTCTTCGTATTCTGTGTTTTCATTTGTTACGTCTTTTAATTCAAAATCTAAAAGAACGGCATCTTCATATTCTGTTAAATCATCTGATGTGTTCATATATCTGTTTTCACAACAAGATTGACCATCGTCAAATATTTTCATTCCAGATCCGTCTGTAAAAGTAAATAGTAATTCATTTTCAATAATACATACTCTTTTGATTGTTTTCTTAAGCGACCCTTTTAGTGTGTTTACGGTTTCCGCATTCCCACCAAGTGACTGTATCATAACTCCTACTCCTAACATGTTTTATTATTTTTGATGATGATTAAATAGAATACAAATATAATCATTTATTTTATATCCTGTACTTTTTATTAAGATTTTTTTATAATTTATTTAGTTTTGTTTAAATTTAGTTCTTTCCCACTAAGCGCAAAACTCAAATTCTGCAAGTGGTGTACATAGTGTATGCAAAAATCTGTACTATTATAGCCACCAAAAAATTTTACACTTACTTCATAAGTCCCTTCAACTATTTTAATTAAAATATAATCAAAGTAGTAATATGGCATGTGTTCTTTCTTTTTTGCCCCAAAATCTAAAAGCCATTGTTCGGTAATTGGTATGGGTTGTATAAATTCTACATATTGACCAAATGTATCTTTATATTTATTTTCAAGTAAATATCCTGAAATTGTTTGACCTGATTCAAAGTGCTTTGTTGACTGTTCTGTTTTTATTTCGGTCACTACTAAAATCTTGCCTGTGTCATCAGGTCTGTATTTTGGATTGTTTATTGTTACATAATTTCCGATCATTAATTCTTTTGCGTTTATCATTGGTCTTCTTTTTTGGTTAGTGAATTGTTAGGGTTCATCCTTTTGTTTTATAAACATTATCAATAATAAATCTACAATGGTTATGGTTTATGAATTGAAGTTCGGTAACGTTTGTCTTTTTCGCTTTTAATTGTGCGAAATACGCCTTTGAGTATTGTTCACATTCGTACTTAAACCTATCCAAACAATAACCTTTTAATCTGTAAAATTCTTTTGCTTTGTCCATATCTATGTGTCCGGTCTTTGCCGATTGCAATAACTCAAAAAGTCTTTGGGTTTTTGCTTTTTTATCTGTTGGTGTTTTAAAATGGGACTTCATCGTTTTTGTTTGCGGACATTCCGCCCTGTGAATTAAAATCATGTAAACCTAAACTAAAATCTTTATCATCCGGTGTTGGGGTTTTTGTTTTGAATGGAGCGTCATCAAAATCAAACTGTTTTGTATTTCCGTTGTACTGAAAAAATATATCGCCACGTTTCCCAACTATGTTTTGACGTTTTATTTTTCGGGTAATCATCTTACAACCGTTGCGGCTGTCTGTGTCTTCGCTGTTAAACTCCGGTCTATGAAATACTACAATGTTATCCATTTTATTATTCCACATTGCGCCACCCGCCAAATCATAAACATCTGGTTCCGGATAATTGCCTGTTGTGTTTTTCTGCATCTGTTTTGGGTGTGCAACGATAAAAAAGAAAACATTATTTATGTTTGCGAAGTTCTTACAATCGCTTAAAAACGTTGTCAGATAACGATCATCCCGGCTTCCTTTGTAGTCGTTTTCCAACTGATTGAAAGGGTCAATTATGCACCCGTCGCATTTTTCTTTTATAATCAGTTCTAAAAATATTGACTGAATGTATTGTGGTGTCGGGCTTGTTTCTTTTGGAAAGACGTAAAAAAAGTGTTCAGATACAAAATTATAAACCAATTCGTAATCTGCTTCTGTTGGTTGATTGTGGTTAATTGTTCCGTCGTAATTGTACGGTGTGCAGTTAGTTCCTATAATCACTTCAACTAATGAGTGATAAAACTCATGTGCCGGGAAACTTTCAGGACTGAAAACCGCCCATTTGCTTTTGTCTTTTAAACTCTTGCACAAAAGTAAATAATTAAGAAACGCACTTTTGCCATAATTGCCAATTCCGGTTATGCAAGTTATTTCACCCCTTTTGGGTTTCCATATTGAATCTACTAAATTAATCCCCCAATGTTCAGCACTCTCATAACCACGCCTGTAAATGTTCAATGAATCTGATTTTACGTCCTTTCCATAAATTACGTCTTTTACTGATTCGCATAAATCTATTGTTACTTCCTGTAATGTTTGTTTTTCAATTAGTTTGCCGTTGTCAAATTTTGCGCTGCCTTGTACGTTTTTTTTGTATGCTGAATTAATAGTGGTTCGCATTTCAGAAACTGTAAAGTCCGTATCTTTTGACAAATAATTATAACTTATCAGGTGTTCGGCTGTGATATTGTCAATTCCAAAACGGCAACATGCACCTGCTAAATTGAAGATAAAATTATTTCTGTTGCCCGACTGAAAGACTTCATTTTTATTTTCAAGCCATTTGCATAATTTATCAAAGTCGCTTTGTACGTCTGTTTTAAATTCTATTCTTTCATTAAATGTTATTTTTTCGGTCTTTAAAATCTTCGTATAAGCGACGCAATTCCAATTTATGAGTATAGCCTTGTCTGAACAGTCGAAACACGCTCTTGATACGTCTTTGGTACTCCTGTCGGCATCTGTGAACTCTTTAAGAAGCGATAAATAATGATCTAAGTGTTTTGTTGTGTCTAAAATCTTAATAATTGCTTTTACGCCATCTCCGGAAGGACTGACAAAAGCTGCCAAAACAAAATGGTTTTTCATTAACTCTTTTTTCTTTTCGGCAACGTCAATTTTTACCTTATCAAAATCTAAAATTATAAACCCCGAATGACTTATTAAATTTTCTGCTTTGCGTTCCCCTGCAAATGTTCCTGAAAAACAAATAATTGGCAAAGTCTTTTTAACGTCGTTTTTTTCGCTGTGATTTTCAATAGATCTTATTTTCTGAATGGTATCAATAGTCTTTTCGTTTTTTATACGATCAAATACTTTTTCCAAAGTTACCGTATAAGGGTCTTTAGAAAATATAGACTTGTACATTGTGACTTTGATGTCTTTCATTATGCAGGTATCTGGACTTGTTTTTTAAGTGAATGATTGTACGCCCATTTATAACCTGGCTTTAATTCCGGATCTTTGGCAACTTGTAATGTTTCAAAATATTGCATCGTATTTGAAAGTTTTGATTTCCAATTTTTAATCTTGTTTCCTTTTCCATCAATCCATCCGTTATTTACCCATGCGTCATATTTGTATCTGACTTGATCTGTGTTTATTTTTTCATTCAACTTGATAGCATGTAAAAGAAAATCATCAATAGTGGGTATATTGTTATTGTTATTTTCATTGTTATTTACATTATCATTATTATTTACATTTACATTTACATTGTTATTAGCTTTCGTTTTGCTTCGCTTTTGCTTCGCTTTTGCTTCTGCTTCGCTTTCGTTTTGCATCAATTTAGGTTGACTTCCGTTCTTAAATCGCTTATTATTTGCATCTAATTGTGGCTTAATTAGTTTGAAAATTGTCTTAGCAATTCCTGTCATTTCGGTTTCTTTGAAGTTTAAGGAATACTCACAAATTGCCTTAAAAACCTGTGCCTGTGAATCATTGTCTAAGTCGCAAATAGCTTCATAAAAACTCCTGTAAAGTATAAATGAATCTCTCATAATTTCTCTAATTTACTTTGTAAAGAAATTAAATCTATTCCTTTTTTAAGGACATAAAAAGCCATTAAAGCGGTTATTTTTTTTAATTCAGCATGTGCAAAATCATGACATTTACAACAAAGCGTTACTAACATTTCGTTGTCATGATCTTGTGGGAGTGTTCCCTTTTTGTACTGAAGATGATGAAGGTGTAACTCTTTTTCAGTTTCACCGCAACATTGGCACGTGAAGTTATCTCTCTGAAATACTTCAAGTCTTTTGCGTTGCCACAAAGGATGTTTTAAAAGTTCTGTGTAGAGCATAAAATAAAAAAGGGGCTATCAGTGCCAGATTACCGATGCCCCCGTATATTGGTTACTTAATTTCACCACGTTGATTTTTATGGCTCTGGCTACTATAAAAATCAATTGCACACAAAGATACATATTTATTGTGATATGTCAAATAAAGTGGGTATATTCATTTTGTAAATTTGCGATTTTATATAATAAAGCGAATCACTAAAATACTCAGGATTTAATTCTATTGTTATTGCCTTACGACCTAATTTTAAAGCCCTTATTGCTGTTGTACCTAATCCTCCAAAAGGATCGCACACTAACTCCCCTGGCATCGAATACCTGTTTACTAATCTGTCAACAATGTCAAACTGCAGAGGGCATATATGTTTTTCTTTTTTGGCATTTGCCTGATGAGTGTTTAATGTGTTCATTCGATTTACATCACTCCATACATAATCAGAGTTAGAATGTACCGGCAAAGTCATGAAAGTAGAACTTAGTTTTTCAAGTTCGTCCATTTCTTCACATATTCTTAAATGTTCTGCAAAGTCGTAAATTTCACCTTTGTTTATTTCTTTCCACTTTGCAACTATTCTTTTTACTTCATATTTGCGAAGTTCTTCACCTGTCAAATATCTGTCACCCGATGATCTTTGATAAGCGTGTGCATCTAACTGCCAGAGTGCTTTTGTATATTCTTTTTTGGTGTGTTCGCACGGATTGTCTGCATAGCTGTTATCTGCTGTTGTAGGGGCCTTTCTAAATAATAAAACATACTCCGGTAACCCTACTCCCATTTTAGAGCTGTCTTTACATTGCTCTGACCATCCTAACCTATAAGTTTGATTATTCTCAGCTACAACATCTGTCGTGATGGTAATTTTCCCTAACAGAAAAAATCCATGTTTTTGAAAGTGTGCAACCGTTTGTCCTGAAAAGTCCGCAATAGTCGTAAAAGATGTACCGTTTTGATATGAATATCTTATACGGTCCTTAACGTGAATCGCAGCAATACGGCCAGGCATTAGACACCTTAACATATTTGGTGTCAAAAAGTCCATCTGATTAAAAAAGTTATCATTCCCATGATTATGACCAAAATCATTATAATTGTCTGAATATTCGTAATGATCACCAAATGGGATTGAAGTTAAATACATGGCCACTGAATTATCTGGCATCTCTTTTGGGTCATCGTGAACTATTACGGTATCATTATTGTATGCAGTTACTCCTTCCGGAAATACTACCTTTTTGCTGTTTTTAAATATTTGTCTTTCCATTTGTGATTTGATTAATTCTGAATTTAAACCGTTTTCTTTTACTAATTCTATCATTTGTTTATTTAGTTCTAAATGATTTACCCATTTTGATTTTAGTGTTTTTAAAACTTCATACTCATTGCCTGTGTAAATTATGTGAACATTTACAACTTTATCTTGCCCGAATCGGTATTCTCGATGTATAGCTTGTATGAAGTCGTTAAACTTATAATCTATGCCGGCAAATATCATGTTATTGCAAATTTGCAAATTACACCCCGATCCTGATATTTTAGGTTTTGTAAGTAGGTATTTATGAAGTCCTTCGCTAAAATCTATTACCCTTTTTTCTTTGTCTATATTTGGCAAGGATCCGTAAACACTCACAAAATCAGTACCTTTAAAATTGCGCTCTAAAATTGCTCTTTCCGCTTCTAAATGATGCCAGACTATAAAACTATCATCAGGACATTGTTCTATGATTTCAGAAACTTTATTCATTCTGGCAGGTAAAGAATCTCTTTTTTCTCTACTTACTTCCAAAAGGCTTTTAGAATCTTCTTTAAAAAGTATTGGTACGCCCCATTTATCGACAGGTTGATATTTCAAATCATAGGTAATACAATGCTCAATTATATTTAACTCTGGCAAATCATAACCTGTTGAATCATATCCCAAGTCTGCAGGTGTATTTATGAAAGCGGCCCAAGTTGATACCCATTTCCAAAACTCCGCTTTTTTATTTTCGTACAATTTTAAATTACCCGCCTTTTGGCTATCTCTTTGAAAGAACCTTGTTAAAGCGTGACCCCGGCTAATTACTCCAAGATAATCAGCATAATTAAGAATCTCAATATAATCATTAGGTGTAGGTGTGGCAGTTGCAACGTACCTAAATTGAATATTTTTAAAATGCTTTAAAACATAATTAGTCGTTTCCGTTTGCAGGTTTCGCAAAATCGATGCTTCATCAAAACTAACTCCACCAAACCAATCTGCCACAACATCGCCTTTACGGATCCTTTCATAATTAGTCAGATATATTTGAAGTTTAGGAGTATCAAAATTATCTGTGTCTGTAATGTAGTCAATATCATATCCTGTGTTTAGTTTTCTGTTATCTCTTTTAAACTCTCCAGCTACACCCAAAGGGCAAACGATTAAAAACGGCTTTCCTGTGATCAGTATAATTTGTTTTGCAATTTCAAGCTGCATAAATGTCTTTCCTAAACCAAAAGACGCAAATATCGCACGCCTTCCACCTTTCAGACAAAAATGTACAATGTCTTTTTGATGTGGAAATAGCTTTTCTGATAATTCTAAGTTTGAAACGTCAATTCCAAACTCAGGAGCGATTACAACCTTCGCTTTTAAAAAACTTTGATAATCATTCATTTTTTTGTTTTTCAATTAAGTAATTCTGTTTTTTCTTCACGTATTGGACTCTCGCAACATTGAATAAAACCTGATTTATTTCTATATGTAATTGCTAGCCCTGTACGTTCACCTTCATAAGCATAAACCTTTGCATTTTCAGGAAACTTATTAAGTTCTTCTTTTAATTCTTTTACCGTTTTCATTTTTTTGTTTTAATTGAAAAACCCTTCACAAATCGGATGCGTCTCACTTCATCTTCAATGCAAAGGGCTTAATCCTTTTTGGTCATTTGAATTGTGAGACGTCGACCATGTGACAAATATAATACTTTTATTTAATAGTTTTAGTTTTTATTGAATTAATTTTCATTTTTTTATAAATCCTTAATTTCCGGTTTTCACAAACATAATTGATCTGACCGTCTGCTTTGAGTAATCTCATGTACCGGAGAATTGTGTCAGGAAATATGTACCAAATACTGACAGCCTGTTTTACCATTTCGACCAATGTTTCACTTTTAAATTCATTTGGTAAGCGATGCCAGACGTTTTGTTTTATGGCTGCCATTATGATCTCTTTGTTTTTGTGGTCAGGGATTTGGTTCATTGATTCTGTCATGACTTAATAAAGTTTAAATTCTTTATACTTTTCATAGAATGCAATACTTCCAATTTCTTCATATTCTTCCATATATTCGGCAATTTCATCTTTAATCTTTCTGCCTTCATCCCCAGATAATTCGTAGGTGTCATCTCCGTCTCTCATTTGTTCTTGTGAATAACCTTTGCCTTGGTATTTACTGGCAATCCATAACATTTTTGACTTTTCCATTTTTTTATTATTTTAATTATTTACAAATCTACATTCTCCCACTCAGGGCGTAGTTCTTTCATACGGTCTGCTCGAAGTTGAAGATAATGTTTTGCGTCTTCGTATGGTTCAAATATTGGCGTATTGCATAAATAGAACTTACCTTTAGTAAAAGACCTTATGAATTTACTTGATACAGGTTTATTAAATTTATGGTTTATACACTTACAAATACCGTCATTAACATCATTGGCTCTTAAATAGTCACTTCTAATGTCTTTCGGCAAATCCGCAATACACTTTTCATAGTGCAAAATTAAAGCGGTTAGTAAGTCTCCGTATGTTTTCATGATTTTAAAGCGATTTAAGGTAAAGACACATAATTATACCAATAAGAAACAAAACGATCACTACAAGCGCAAAACACATCTGTTTGAAGATAATTAGCGATATATCTACCTTTGTTTTTTCTGTGTCTAATATTGAGTGCTGATTTTGCCACTTTTTTGAAATTTCCGACAATCTGGCAATTACGACATCTTTATGATTTATGTCTTTTTTAAGGTTTGAAATTACGCCAAGTTGTATTTTATGCCGTTCAGTCAGGTTTTTTATTGTTGTGAGCGGATTTGCATTTGTTTCTGTTTTCATAACGAACTTGTTTTAAATAAACGTCCATCACAATGATGAAGATAAATAATAGTGTCATCTTTTAATCTGTATTCTGACTTAGTTGTAGGCAAAAGTTCCAGGGTTAAATGTTCAGGTCTGCCTTTTGGGACCGTGCCTGTGCTATTTCTTGACTTTCCAAATGGTATGTAAGTCCGTTTTGATACGTGCCGCCTTTGAAGTGAAAACTCTACTTTAACGCCTTTCCAAGTGAATGATGTGGAGTTTGCTGCTATTAGGGAATTTAGCTTTCTCATACTAACCCCTAAATGATACCTTAGTTCTTCTTTGCCTGTGTAGGTTTTTCCATTAACTGTGAATAAGAAAAATTTTCCGCTCATTTTTTTGATTTTATTGATTGGGTTTTAAAATATCTGTTAATTCGGTAAATAAATTGCGCTCTGTTTTTTTATTACACGTGCATTCTGTAAACTTTACATTACTTGCGTCAACCATATCAACCGTACATCCTTGTTTTACATATTTGGCTAAATCCTTAGTCCAGTCTTTGTCTGTGTAACAATGCGGCTCTTTGCATGCGGCAAATATATTGCCACAACATTTATATTTTATGATCTGACATTTTATCTTTTTGTTTTTATTTGTTTTATAATGTTTTTAAGAATTTCAATTTTTCATCTGCATAATTAAACCACCTTTTTGATAATATAAGGCTTACTTTTGTCCTACATTTTAAGTCCTGTAATGCTAATTCTTTAGTAGTGTTGGCATACTTCTTTTTATTGTTTTTGCCAATTACCTTTTGTTTCATTCCTATTCTTATAATGTAAGATTTTTCTGTTTCTTTTATTGTGTAATGTTCACGATATTTGATGATAAATTGATTTGTATCTTCATCGCCCCAATTTACTATTTCCGCTCTGTAAAGTATCATAATGTTTTTACTTTTTGATTACGTAAAAGTCATTTTTGTGCCTGTAAACACGCCTTATATTTTCAATCCAATTTATATCCTTAAGTTTCAAATATCGCTCCTTACCTACAAATTGAGAATAAAAAAACTCATCATCATCTAAAAGAACGGCATCCCTTAACATTTCAACACCTATGCCAATATAAGGAAAGTTTTTTTCTGTTTCTGATAGTATTTTATCCTGAATTTCTATTTCGGGTAATATCTCATGAAAACAATACCGATCTTCAACCGGAAATGGATATTCGTTCCAATCATCATCCCCCCAAATTTCAGGTTTGGTCAAATAATTAAGCAAATACCCTTTTTCAACTTTTAATGCCATCATTTGGGTTTGCACCTGAATATGATATTTTGCAGGTAATTTGTCACGTTGCTCAATGTATGTATGAATATAGAATTGACATTTAGCATCCAACACAAAACCATCACCCAGGGCGTCGGGAGTCGCTCCGCAAAACTCATTTATAGGATAATAAACCTGTTCCCCTGATTCGTTTGTGTTTGGATAAGCGTTTAATTTTTCTTTGGCTATCTGTAGGGCGTAAAACTCATTATTTATGCCATGCTTCATTGCGGGTGTTGAAATGTCCTTATCTGCTCCGATTGTTTTTAAAGCTAAATCAAAGATATAATTCCATTTCGTTTTTCCTGTTCCACCAGCTAAAAGTTCCGACATTCTGGACGCTGTAAAACACATCGGTTTGCTCATTTGATGTTGTTTTGAATCTCTAAACGACGCTTTGTAAACAACGCTTTACATTCTTTATGTTCGCTATCATCGAGTGAATCCCATAAAACAGTGATTTCATCAATTTCAGTACATAATTTTAATTGATCAGCGATTTTCAAATATGTTTCTGAAAACTTTTGTACCGGCTTTTCTTTTGGCTGTTCTTTGTGATCGTTTGTATGGTCAGCGTCTTTTGTGTCATCAATAAGGAAAAGTCCATTTAAGGCGTATTTGCGGGCATATGATGAACTTGCGCCAAAACATTGTGCAATACTCATTCCTTTTTGTGCAATGTCGATTCCTGCCTGTGCTTTGACTGATATTACGGTTTTATTGTCTGATATTTCGGCTATTGCTTCAATGTAAACTAATGTACCAATTTGTTTTACTTCATCGGTAATGCATAACCTACAATTGTGTTTTAAAAGAAGTGGCTTAAGTGCTTCCAAAACATCTTCACACGAACGGTATTTATAGTTCCCGAACTTATTTAACTGATTCTTTGGAGCTTTAAGTTCTGACTGAATTTTGATTAATGATTCCATTTTTTTGTTATTTGATGATTAATTAATGTAATAAAGTTAACTATTTTGTTTCAATTCTAATAGTTTTTATTAAGAAAAGTTTGTAAAATTATACAGTTCAAATAGTGGCAAGAATGATAATTAGGTACACTTCAAACAATACAAGCAACAAGTATGCGCAAAAACCTATCCTTTCTTTTCCGCTCACTTTTTAATATTTAATTGAAGTTAATAAAATCATCGCTGTTAAATAGGTCATTCCATGCTGTTTTGAGCATTTTAAAAAGACCCAAAACGACGCATACCAAAAGAAAAATTAGTAAGAGTGTTTATTAGTTCACGCATTTTCTTTGGTTTTTACGGTTTTGAAACTTTCCATTTCGTTTTCCATTTCAATAATTTCGTGTTGAATTTCCGGAATAACATTTTCTACAATTTCCGCTACTAAATCAGACTTGAGATACTTCTTTCCGTATCGCTTTGATTTTACGTTACGGTAATTTATTAGAATTTTGTGTGTTTCTTTTGAAACTTCAATTACTACTTTTGGCATGGTGTTATTTTTAAGCGATTAATTATTTCTCCATTATACTGATTCTCGGTCAGCAAAATAAATTCATTTACCGTGAGTTTGTCTTTTTCAATGTCTATTCCATTTTGTTTGGCAAAGGACATACGCCCTAATTCACACGATCCGGTAAGTAAATAATGCCATTCATAAAACAACTTTGCAGGATACTTTTTTAGATAGTCTGTAAATTTATTTTTGAACTCTTTTACTTTTTCTTCAATATTCATATTAGCGAAAACCTTATCGCTTAGTGATTTTAAGGCTTCTTTTAATGATTTTCCGTGCGCAAAATAAGTATCGTTTTTGACAATATAACAATCTGTCGTTGTCATGTCTGTGTTTAAAATAAATCCTTTTGCAGTGTTGTTTTTTACGGTATAAATTCCTGTATTGATGCCGTCTATTCTGTAGATTTTAATATTATTTATTGAATTAATACCGTAACCGGAACCGGAACCGTAACCGGAACCGTAACCGTAACCGGAACCGTAACCGGAACCGGAACCGGAACCGTAACCGTAACCGTAACCGTAACCGGAACCGTTATCGGAACTGTAACCGCAGTGCTTATTAGTCATAGGTAGCAAGCTTTCGGTTTCGTTCGCCCCCCAATGTAGTTTTTGAGTCCGTCACCTTCACATTCAGCGCCATCATATGAATAACCGTGGCTGTACCCCCAGCCGAAGCCGTCCCCAAATATTCGTTGGTCGCTTGCGCGTGTAATACCGCACCCGTAGCCTGACCCTTTGATATGCGCATAAGTGAACCATGTCCCATTGCGTCGGTGTTTCATAGTTGGGTGCACTTTTTACGGAGGGTGTGGAACCAGTGGACTACGTTCTGGTACTGCTCTCGATTGTCCCTGATATGTAGACCCCGGTTCCCATTCCAAGCAGGATAAAGTGGGCCGTAGTTGTTGGAACCGACGCCACGTAGGGCCTTATGCCCGAAGGTATTCATGTCTCCACGTCGGGGACATCCCCCCACATGATCCACTTTCTGGCACCCTCCGCGGTGGCGCACTCGTCGTTCTTCGGGACAGGGTGCACGTAGACGCGGTGGGTGGATGGGCAGACGACGCGGAGCATGTTCACGAGTAGGGTCGTGTCCACGGCCTCATAGAGGGCCCCGTGGGGCCCGTCATTGGTGCCGTCGATGCACTGCCCCAGGATGCCCTCCCAGCCGTCCACGGCGTCCAAAAGGCGGGCACGGAGCATGGCGTCCCCCACTCGCAGACAAGCCCTACCGGCCGCCGCTCGGGCTTCAGCGCCCTTCGGGTCGTGCCGGTAGAGTTGGGCGATCTCCCCATGCTGAAGGATTGCCCTGAAGGCGGGATCGTTGATTGTCATGACTGAGTCTTCGAGGATGACTGCGCTCTCGGTCCCCTCGCCATCGTAGACAGTCACGACGTTGGGTAGGTGTTCAATGTACCCCACCCATTCGTCAGGCCTAGCTAAGTTGGGCACTGCCACCCCCCGGCCATCATGGGTTGACACCATGGTGAACCGGCCTTTGATGGTGGGTGTGCCCGCGTTTAGCGCGGCCCGCATTTCAGCGGGTGTCGGTCTCACAGTTCTGCTTCCTTCGCCAGACGTTGCACGTCCGCATTGTCCAAGACGCTGGACTCAGCGACGCACAACATGACGATGTTGGGGATGGGGGCGATGCTCGCCGCCACTTCATGCCATGAGGGCTTGGCCTTGGTGATGGCGAGTTGCGCGAGCCCCCGTTCCGTACCCCACACTGCCACACCAGGGCCGACCACGAGGTAGTTGCCGTTCTGGCGAATCCATGTGGGGCCAGCACGAGTCCAGCCCTCCGAACCGCACACAAGGCAGACGCCGATGTACTCCCAGTTCTTGCGATCCGATGCCAAACGACCGAGAAGCGTTTCCAACGACACGTTTTTTGAGGTTGTTGTAGTCATAGGCCCGCCCGGGGGAGTTGAACCCCCGCTACAGTCACCGGATGCGAGCAGTCGGTCCTAGTCTTTCACGTCTTCGGGCAACATGGTGTCGGGATTCATCTCTCGGCTAACGCGATGCTCCCAGCACCCGGCGTGAAACAGGATCGCGCCGTGCCTTTCCTTTGGGGAGTCCGTGTGAATCAACACCGCACCCTCGGGTCCAATGTGGACGAGGTTAGTACCGGCTTCGGCAACGAAGTGCCCAAGCAGGACGTGCCCCCCATGCTGACCCTCAGCGATAACAGCGGCCGAGGGGATGGTGTCCGACTTCAGTTTGGCCGGACCCCGGAACCAAACGTTCACGTCCCCCTGGCGGCCTCGCTTATCGGCCACTTTGATTTCGTTCTCGGGTGTCTCCGTTCGGTGAATCTGTTTCGCTTTTGTGATTAAACTTTCGAAGTGCTGCATAGTTACTTCTCCGTTTGCTCCGTTTTGGGTTGATTAAGGTAAGCGAGTATTTTATCGCACAAAGTTTGAACGTTGTAAACTGGATCGTTACTCCTGTCAAGATAAAGTTCTAAAAGGATTTTGTCTAAGGTCGGTACTGCTTCACGGAAGTCGTCAAGCAATGCCCCCGTCGTAGTGTACAGCTGGATCGAGAGGTCGGCCACATACCGACAGAAGCGGGCGTTCCCCTCTTTACTGTCCAGTATAGTCGGTGTCGTCATCGGTGTCTCCGTCCGTATCATCGTTAGATTTCCAATAGCTATCGTAGGCTTGCCAAGTAAAGTCGGCGCAGTTCACAACAATCACGCCAGCGTCGCCGTGCGAGAGGGCCTCCATCAGTTTCCCGTTGTCGATCGAATTTCGAGGAACCCATGTATTCATGAGGCCTAGCGAGTAGGCCGTGTTCGGGAGGTAGTCACTATGCACGATGCCGACGAACCGTGCGGCTGCATAGCTCGCGTCGTTTGGTCGTGCAGGCAACATGAGGGTTTTCAGTTTTTCGATTATCTCCGGCACTACGTCGCCGCGCCAGTG